GGTTCCGAGGCGCAATTATTTTGTGCGAGTTGACTTGAAAACACTTGCGTCAACAAAGGATAAAGAAAAGATGAACTACCCTTGCTTGCTAATTAAAAAAATCATTGAAATCTCACCATCAAAATACAACCCACGAACCATCAGCGATGAGTCGATGGGAAGGCTAACAAAAAGCCTCGCTGAGTTTGGAAATATTCAGCCGATCACTTGGAACGCTCGAACTGGAAATGTGGTTGGAGGCCACCAGAGGCTCAAAGTTTATCAAGCGATGGGCAAGACAGAGGTGGAGGTGTGGGCGGTCGATCTAAGCGAGCAGAAGGAGAAGGCGGCCAACATCGCATTAAACAAACTGAGTGGAGAGTTTGATATGCCAATGCTCAAAGATATCCTAGAGGAAATCGACACAGGCGATCTAGACATGGAAGTTACAGGGTTTGCTATGGATGAGATCGCCGAAATGATGGAATCGGTGCATCCAATAGAGGAAGACGAAGTACCAGAAGTTCCGGTGGATGCAATTACCAAGCTGGGTGACTTGTGGCTTCTGGGGGATCATAGGGTGCTTTGCGGGGATTCAACGAAGGCAGAGGATGTGGCTAGGCTGATGAATGGGGAAAAGGCAGATATGGTTTTCACCGACCCGCCCTATGGAATAGGCTTTACCGACACAAAAGGGAACACAATACAAAACGATGATTTGAGCGACGAAAAGCTATCGGATTTTAATAGACTATGGCAAGAAAGAGCAAATATTGCATCAAAGAAAGATTGTTTTCTTCTTGCGTGGCAATCACCAAGAAAGTTCCACTTGTTAAACTACTTTGGTAGCTGGAAGTTTTTTAGACTTATCACAATGTATAAGTCAAACCGAATCTCATTTCCGCATGGAGCATGGATAAATAAAACCGAACCATGTTGTGTTTTTTCTAAGGGACACCCAAAAATTACTAAAATAGAATATATGGACGATTGTTATGTCTATAAACATGACAAAGAAAGCCATGAAGACAGTAATGTAGGACACCCAACACCAAAGCCAGTAAAGATGGTGATGAGCAACATTCAAGCGTGTGCAAATAAAAATGATTTAATTTTAGATCTTTTTCTGGGATCAGGCTCTACCATTATTGCAACAGAAAAATTAGGTCGAAAATGCTACGGAATGGAAATCAGTCCCAACTACTGCGATGTGATAGTGAAGCGATGGGAAAACCTCACCAACAAGAAGGCCACGCTTGCCAAATGAACGAGGACTATCCCTCTGCCATAGCCCTAGCCAATGATTACGCAAAAAGAACTCAGAGAAAAATGGAGCATCGACAAGGGGCAACTCTCAAGAATGGTCAAGCGGGGGATGCCCCTAACCTCCGAATCGGACGCTCAACGATGGAGGTTGGCAAATCAAACAAGGGTAAGCACAGCAAGGTCAATCCTTTCGAAATCGTTGCCGTCCTCCGAGCCACAGAAAGAATTAGACGCAAGCTCATTCAGATTAGTAAACTCCTTGGGAAGATTGGAGAGGTCAAAGAAAATAGAGGTGGCCGCCTACGATCTAGTGGTGAAAGCAAAGAACGCAGAAAACCCAGTTGCGATGCGGTCTGCAATCAATGGATGGGGCGAAGCAAAGAAGCGAGTGTCAGAAGCAGAAATGGAACACGCCCGGTATGAGGAAACAACAAGGCAGACGATTAGGATGGACGAAGTGCGGGAATTTATTACAACTTGGTTCGGAGCAATCCGCAACCTAATGGACGCTATGCCCTCCTCTCTTTCAGCCCGAGCCAATCCCTCCGACCCAGAGTGTGCGAAGGTGGCCATTCAAGAAGGGATAGATCAAATCTTTATCACCATCCAAAAAGCAGAGGGGGAGTTCAAATGATACTAGCATTAAAAATAGCCGTGGGCATAGTGCTTGCAATCGTGATTCTCAATGTGGCGTTCTGGGGCTTCATCATTCTAGTCTATCTGATCGTTACCTTGTTTGAGTGTATTGGGAAGTGGCTCAACAAGTGAACGAGTGCTTCTTATTGATCGTGTTTATTCTTTGCCTATTGGGGTTAGTCTTGCCACACTCGGACGAATGAAACGCTCCCCACTAAAACGCAAGACCCCGCTACGACGAGTCTCTAAAAAGCGGAAGTTGCAGAACGATGTGTACAAAGAAGTAAGGATAAAGTTCTTAACTCTGAACCCCCTCTGCCAAGTATGCTCAAGTGTAGCCAGCCAAGTTCACCATAGGCGGGGGAGATTCGGGGATAGGCTCAATGAGGTGGAGTTCTTTTTGGCGGTGTGCTTTGATTGCCACCATAAGATTCACATGAATCCGAAATGGGCTTATGAAAAGAGCCTTATGGTGAGGCGATGAACCCGCTTGCGGAAATCAACGGATTCACTAGGGAACTATTCAAACCCAGAGAGCATCTTTCAATTCCAGAATGGGCAGAGAAAAACCTCACGCTATCGGCTAGAGTGACGAATATACCGGGTGCTTACTCAACAAACTTAACGCCCTATGTGAGAGAACCCCTTGAGGCTTTCGGAGATGATTCAGTTCGGCGGGTGTGCTTGGTATGGGGAGCGCAGACTTCCAAGACTACAACCATTCTTGCTGGCCTAGCCTATCGACTAGCCGAGCGGCCTTGCCCTGCGCTTTGGGTGATGCCCTCCGAGGCTCTTGCTAGATCGTTCTCTGAAACCCGATGGTTGCCAATGATTGATGACTGCCCAGCCCTAGCCAAAGAAAAGCCAGACAATACGGACAAGATCAAGATTCTTGAACAGCATTTTAGAAAGATGAGCCTTTGGTTTGTGGGAAGCAACAGCCCCGCCAATCTTGCGTCTCGTAGCGTTTCCCTTTTGATGCTCGATGAGGTGGACAAATATCCAGAGGCAGGGTCTAGCAAAACAGAGGCGGGAGCGTTGCAACTTGCAGAGGCCAGAGTTAGCACCTATCCGAACCATCTAATCATAACTACTAGCACCCCGACCACGGCAGATAGTACGATTTGGAGTGAGTGGCTAAAAGGGGATATGCGGTTTTTCTTTGTGCCTTGCCCTCATTGTGGATTGAAACAAAAACTTATCTGGGGACAGATCAAGTGGGATGATAAGGCGAAACTAGAGGACAGCGTTTACGACTTCGCCCTAGTAAAATCTTCTGCTTATTATGAGTGCGAAGGATGCAAGAAGCCAATCACCGATGGACAAAAAACCGCTATGCTTCGAGGGGGAGAGTGGAGGCCAACTAATCCTAATTGCGAAAAAAATAGACGCTCCTACCACCTCAACGGCCTCTATGCCCCTTGGGTGACTTTTGGGAGTTTGGCGGTTAAGTTTCTGCAAGATAAGTATGCGGGAATCGTGGGCTTGCAAGATTTTATCAATCGAGTATTGGCCGAGCCTTGGCTAGAACACGAACAGGAACGAATTGAAATTAAGGCGGGTGGATACAAAATGGGTGAAGTGAGGGAGGGCGAGAAGTGCGTTATGAGCGTCGATGTTCAAGAGTCTGGTGGCTTTCATACTTGGGTACTTGTTCGAGCCTATAATGATGAAGGCAAGTCTAGGATGGTATGGGCTGGCCGCCTTGAAACTTGGGGCGATATAGAAGCAAAGGCAGAGGAGTTTAAGGTACTGCCCAAGATGGTCTTTATTGATTCGGGCGATCAGACGAGGGAGGTTTACTATCAATGTTGTTTACATGGTTGGATAGCCTTGGTTGGTTCAGATCGCTCCTCCTTCTCCGAGATTGTAGGAGAGCAGAAAGTCACCCGACCCTTTGCAAGAATATCCAATGGAGACCCCCTATCGGGTAAGGCGGGACAATCTAGGGCGGGATGGAAGTGGAGGCTTTGCCCTGTTTGGCGTTGGTCTAACCCTTCCATCAAGGACATATTCTCAAATCTCCTACACGCTGACGGATTCGTGGCCGATGACGCCCCCGAAGTTTGGCACACCCACATAAGGGCAGAGGTGAAGGTGGCGGTGAAGAATCCCCTCAATGGAAGGACAAGAATGGTATGGAAGCAAATTGGAAAGCAGAACCATTTACTCGATTGCGAGTGCATGAATATTGTGGGGGCTGGATTACACAAGCTATTGCGAATCTCACCAGCCAGCTTGACAGACGAGGAGATAAATGGCGAAGGGTGATTTCATTGGGCTACCCTTAGCCACCCTAACTTCTCTGCGTGATAAGTATGTCACTTGTTTAGAAGCGATAGCGGTGGCGGGTAGCTCGTATTCGATAGCTGGGCGTTCTTTTTCAAGGGCGAACCTCGGTGAAGTTTCGTCCACTATCGCAGAACTCACCTTGGCGATTCAATCCGCAACTGGCCAACGAGTCCGAACGACCTACGCAAAGTTTGGCCCGTCACGATCTTTGGGAATGGCCTAAGTGAAGAAAGTTGGTCTGAACATACTGGACAGGGCGATTGCTTTCGTTAGCCCCTCAAAGGGAGTGGAGCGTCTTGCTTCTCGGGCAAAGCTCACGGCGTTCGACTACGATGCGACAAAATACAACAGACAACGACGCGGCCCTTCATCTTTAGCGGGTGCGGAAGGTTTTCGCTCTAACTATGATCGGGTTGAACTCCTAAAGCGTTCTAGGGACTTGGCTGAGAATGTTGGGCTAGTGCGTGGCCTATTGATGAAGTTTGCAAGCCATTGTGCGGGTAATATCTCCTACCAATGCAGAACAGACAACCCCAGCGTGAACACGGATGTTGAGGCGTATTGGAACGAGTGGTGGGACAAGTGTGACCTATCGGGACGGCACACAGGCTCGTTCCTAATGCAAATTGCAATGATGAGTATGTTGAGAGATGGCGATTTTCTTTTCGCCTTGGTCAGATCGCAAGATGGCAACTTGAAGCTACAAGGGATTGAAGCGGATAGGATAGGAGACCCAAACCGAACATATACGAGCCTCAACCTAATTGGGGGGATTCATATTGACCAAGAGACAGGCGCACCAACTGGTTATGATATTTATTTACGCACCTATGGAAACGCTTACATTTTCCAAACCACAATCCCA